CAGAGGGTAGAGAATCCTGCATTCTGATAACACGACTTCAACATCTTTATCGAAGCATTCGTTAACTCTACTCTCTGAGATATCTGTTCCAACTGGTTGCCCAGATTCAACATCACTGTCAAGAACAAGATGGCCGATGCCAAAAGTAGGGAGATCCAAATGGTCGAGGTAGATTTCATATTTCACTCCTTCATCAATTTTTAGTTGTTCTCTTAAATTATCTATATTCATTTTATGTATTCTCCTTAGTAAAACTATCAGGCATATCTCTTAAAGGCTGTTCACAGTCACATCTATTACAAACATCATTAATGCATGTCATACATTCAGTTGTTAAACAGTGGCATCTACAACCACAGTTTTGACAATATCGTGGTGGACCTTGCATATTACCTCCTACGTTAAAAGGGAACAACATAAGCTGTTCCCTTTATTTATACTAACTTAATATCTTGTACCATATCCATTTATCTCTGCATTGAGCCTACGCTCAAGTTCTGATAATGTGTAAGCTGATTCACGATACTTTAGTGGTTGGCTCATATGTGTGCCGGGCCATCCACCCTTTTTTGCATCGCTAAACCGCATACTGCAGATTTTTTTAAGCCATTTCATTTACTTTCCTCCATCGTTATTCTTTGATAAAATTTGACAAAGTCTATTGATTGTTTTAGGATTCATTTGTAAATGCTCCTTATAGTTTTTTCATTAAGCTCTGCAAGCAAACTTTGGTAAGTGTGCTCAGGATACTCATGTAAAAGTTGGCTAGCAATCTTTTCATTGACAGCAACTTGTCGAGATGCAGCCATAGCATTACTAACTGAGTTTAAAAAGCTAGCAATCCATGCAAAGGGATTAGGCAGATTTAAGTTCTTTAGTGCGAGAGTTGTCATTTGTTAATTCCTCGTGTTTCGTGATTGAAATTTTACGAGGCCGCTTTTCTTCAGGAAGGACTACTTCTAGTCCGACAGTCAAGATTCCATCCGTTAGATCAGCTCCAGTGACTTCTGTATATTCAGACAGTCTAAATGACTTATTCCAATTTCGAGCACTAATACCTTTATGAACATATTTGTCTTGTGTTCTACGTGCTGGTCTATTGCCAGCAATAGTTAAGACATGATCTTTTACTTCAATATCAATATGTTCTTGTTTGAATCCAGCCACAGCGAGTTCTAAAGAATATTTAAGATCTTCTTCTTTTACAACATTGTGTGGTGGATAGGTATCCTTCGCATGCTTGTGAATATTCTCAAGCTGATCGAAGATGTGGTCGAAACCCAAAAAGGCGTTTCGCGGGTATGCGAATGTTCCAGTCATATGTACCTCCATGACTTATGCAAGGTTTAAACGGACCCACATCATGTGGCATCCTAATCTATTTATATTACTTATTATTACCAATATTATATTTTGGACATAATTCCCATTCTGTTTTTTCTTTAAACGGAATAATTTTAATTTGTCTCATTGGCGCAAGTGGTTCAACTTTAGTATTGTCTTCAATTGAGATAAGACCCCAATCTGACATGAGTTGAGCAATCGTATTACGCCGAGCAATATCGTTCTCTTCTAAGTTTGATTTTTTGCCATCCAATAAAAAGAGCTCTTTAAAATGTACAATGAAATATCTGCCTTGCTTATGCAAGATATGACATGACTGAAAGAGCTTACGATCTTTACGAGATGCTACACCAATACGTGTAAGTGTTTCACGAACTTTTAGAAAATCATCTGGTTCGTTTAGGGTAACCTCTAACATAGAGGTCGGGTTCCATTCAACTAAGTTATTTTCGTCCACCTTTTGTCACCTTCTTTTCGAGTGCATTTATCTGTTCAGGTGTGAGAAGGGACAAGGCTTGGCGAGCTTTTTCATTACTGTAACCATAATATTCCTTGACTACTTCCACATCACTTGCGGTCTGTGGCTTAAGCCATTTAGAGAACCGCTTTTTCTTTCTAACTATATTTATATAAAAGTCGAATTGTAAACGGTTATCCACATGAGCATGTTGATTCATTTCATTTGCCATAAGCACAGTGTCATGAAAGTATGATAGACCTCGATTAATCATAAAAGGATTGTAACCTTTTTCAGCAATATCATCTACCATAATATCTTGTTTAGTATCGTTGATAGCATTGAGGTATTCAAATGGATTCATTAGTAACCACCGCGCTGTAAGAATCGAAGACCAGCATATACAGAAACACCCATGATAATTACACCTCCAGCGCTAAAGAAAAAGCTAGAGCTAAAAGCAAATAGCATTGCTAATATGAAACTACTCATGTCTGCACGTTTTTGTGTAGGTGATTGTTCTACACCCGGATCATCAAATAGCGCATTCATTATCTTCCCCATGATTCTACACCTCCAGCATAGTTATCATAATCAAGTTGTTCTTCTAGATTATCTTTAGTAAAATCTGCGGTGTCAACTTTATTGAGATGAGTTTTATTCCAATAGAGTTGAGGCACAGTTTTATGACCAGCTATTTTTAAGAAGCCTTTAGCTTCTGTTCTCATTTGAATATTAACTACATCATATTGATAACCCCAAGAATCGAGCTTGTGTTTCATAATTTCACAGTATACACAATTTGATTGTGTGTATAGTGTTAATCTAGGTAAACTGGACATTAGCCATAACCTCCGTAAGACATGCAACAACATTAAGTTCGTGGTCTGCAACAAAAGCATTTTTATATTGATAGTCAGCAAGAATAAGAACTATTTGTGGAATCGACTGTGGTGATACCTTATCTGACATGCGGTCATAGATAGCTCTAAAGATTGCTGATGCATCTGTATCTATATTGTTAACAACCCATGCACGCATCTTTTTAAAGTCTTTATTTTTCAAATGAGCAAAGAGATCATCAAAGTTTTTATCAGTAAGATTATTTAGTATGGCTGAATCGATAGGTACACCACCAGATGAATGCCTTTGCAATTCACCAAGTACTCTACGCCAATCCGGAGCAAACTTCATAATCAATTCAGCAAGAACTTTACTATCAAAGGAGACTTGTTCTTTGTGTAGTATACTAGCTGCGCGGTCCATAAACTCACCGCACAGTTGAACCATATCTTTTTTAGAAGTATTGAATTCATATACACCACACCTTGAATGAAGTGGTTCAATGATTCTATTTTTAAAGTTACATGTAAGAATAAACCGGCAATTGTTTGAGAACTCTTCGATAAATCCACGAAGAGCTGGCTGAAATGATTGCGGGTTTAGGTAATCTGCTTCATCAAGTATAACTACTTTATAGCCACCTTGTAATGAAACAGTAGAAGCGAACTGTTTAATCTTAGTTCGTAGTGTATCAATGTTACCTTCTTCTGAACCATTGATAACAATGTGGTCAAGGTCTAGTGATTTACATAGAGCTTTGGCTACAGTAGTTTTACCGAGTCCGGCGGTACCAGTGAAAAGCATATTCTGCAATTCACCGGTATCCACCATCTTCTGGAAGGTATTCTTAAGTGACACTGGTAAGATAGTGTCAGCAATAGTTTGTGGGCGGTATTTTTCAACCCAAAGAAATTCCATAGACATTTACAATCCTCATAACAAATAATAATTATATCACACTTTCACAGGTTTGTAAAGGACTATTCATCATCCTCCATTGCTTTTTCTTGTTGAATAGTTTCAACAAGCTGAATGACTTGTACAGCGTCATCCCTTAGCTTACCAATGGTTGATAGTTCTTCGCCTTTAAAAGCGCCACGTTGAGTCATGGCATCTACGATGGCAACCGAAGAACGAGACACCTGATTAGCAAGTGTCATAAGGTGGTCCATCTTATCTGGTTCATTGTCTGACATATTATACTCCGTACGTTGATGTCTTTTCTAGTGCAATCCAATATTGAACGTTCATTTCTTTATGAGCAAAACGAGTAATTAACTTCGAGGATATTTCTACATCATAATCACCTTGAATGATTTTTAGATTAGCAATACTCAAAATAAAATTAAACTTTGCTTCATTATTATACTCACCATCAATGTCGATCGAAAATGCATTGGATGTTGAGTTCTGGCTATCAACCACAGAAAGACTGAGTACACCAGCTTCGCCAGTGATAGACACTTCGCTATGGCCAAGAGTGGATGCTGCTCTCTTGATCTTGCTTAGTGTATCATTAGTCAATGTAAACTTAACATCCGCTGTCGGCATGTTAATATCTTTTTGTGGGGCGGTCAACGTTTCTTCAGGTGAGAAGAAATACTTAACCTTAGATCTACCAGTTGAATCACCAATGACTACATGCTCTTCAGCAAATTTAAGTCGTGGTTGATCAACTAGAGATAAGACACCAATGAATTCATTGAGATCATAGATGCCAAAGCTTTGTGGAAACTCAGCATCAACTACTGCAGTAGCCAATACATTACGAGCTTCGGAGATAGTCTTAATTGTGTTACCTTCTTTGATCAACATATTCTGATTGATACCAGAAAAGTTTTTTAACACAGACAAAGTGTTTTCATTTAATTCCATAATAACCTTCCATTCCAATTGTTAGTATATTATACCACAGATAGCTGCGGATGTACACTACTTTTCACCATTTTACTAAAGTTTTTTTCTTTTATGAATTCTATCTTGTTACTAAATCGTCCATCTAGAATCTCGCCTTTATGAGATATGACAAACACATTCGTATCATCGCCAAGTGTATATAGAATCTTAATAAGATTTTCTACGCCTTCGTGATCAAGTGATGAATCAAATGTTTCATCAAGTAATAACAGGTTAGTAGCAACTGAGTTCTTCATCTTAGCAATCTGTCTCCAAGTAAACAATAGTGCTAAATCAATTCTTTGTTTTTCTCCTTCACTGAATGAATCATAAGTAAACTCATCTCTATGCCTTGACCGAATAGTTTCTTGGAACGATTCGTCAAGATTAAAATGCACGAAGAAATCAAGTACTTGTAGATACTGATTAACGAGTTTATTTATTACCGGTAAATACTGCTTAATAATCTTAGTCTTAATACCAGTATCTTTTAACATTTCATGGATAACAGAGTTATAACTAAACTGGTCAGACAACTTTAATTTATTTTCCATCATATTATTCTTGTCTGTATTATATACTGACAAATCTTCTTTAGCTTTATCCAAGTCTACCGAAACTTCTTTATCTAAAAACTTTTGGAATTCTGCGATATCTCGTTGGAGTTTCGAAATCTCTTGCGAGTTGGAAGTGAGTTGATGTACCCTATCTCGAAGCGCTGAAAGTATGCCAGTCTGCTCTTTAATCTCCGATTCCACTCCTTGGCCTTCAACTCCGATTTGCTTGAGCGCTGCCTTCCCCCTATCCTGAGATTCTTTCGTACTGCATAAAATCTCATGTTTATGGCCGTCTGAAATGGCTTGGTCGCATACGGGACACGACGCATTCTCTTCGAAAAAGGTGATCCGCTTGCTGACGTGGCTGAGACGCGTTTGCCTATCTTGACTTCTGAGGAGTAAGTCCTGTTTCCTATCTTGTAAAGATCGTAGCCGCTCTTCGGATGCAGATACAGATTCATCGAGTCCGATGCTAAGCTCACTATTCTTAGCCTGTAATTCATCGATGAGATCCTGCGATGCATGTATCTTAGATTCATATTGGTTCCTACTTTCATTTGTAAGAGCTGTAATATCACGAATGTATTTTGTTTGTGTTTCGATTTTGTTTTTTACGATATCAATCTGGTAATTAACATCTTTAATATTTTCTTTAAGTGCAGCATTCTTTTCTCTAAGAATAATATTCATTTTAGAGAAAACATTAATATCCAGAAGATCCTCGATAACTTCTCGCCTGATACCTGCCGGCAGCTGCATGAACGGGATAAATGAGGAGCTACCCAGTACAACAACCTGATGAAAGGTTTTATGATTCAGTTTCAAGATGTTTTGTTCGAGGATCTTCTGGTACTCTTTAGCGTGTGATGATTGATTAATCATCGAGCTATTCTTCCAAATTTCAAATACTGCTGGTTTAATTCCTCTACATATTTTGTATTGGTTACTACCAACTTGAAACTCAACTTCAACTAAACATCCTTTATTGTTAATTGAGTTAATAAGCTGGTCTTTTTTAATGTTGCGGTGTGCTTTTCCAAATAAGCCAAATGACATAGCATCAAGCATTGTAGATTTGCCGGCGCCGTTATGGCCTACTACAAGTGTTGTCTTATCATTATCTAAATCTATTTCTGTAAAAACATTTCCGGATGATAGAAAGTTTTTGTAACGTATAGTCTTAAAATTAATCATGCAATCTCTAAAGCTTGTGCTTCTGTCATAAGTTCACGCATCTGGACTTTGATTCTATCTTTATCTAAATCAGTATCCACAGCATCGATATATGTATCTACAATTTCTTGTGTATCATCAAAATTTATATTATCGTCTACACCAACATTTTCACCAATAAACTCACTAAAGTTTTCAGCAATTTTAAGTTCATGTATATCGCGATTTTGTATACGATCTATAAATCTATCAAACACAAACGAATCTGCCTTATTAATGACAACAACTTTAACAAACTTGCCATCAAGATTCGATACATTATAGTTATTATAATCTATTTCGCTGTCATTGTAAAGGACTTTATGAAATAAAGTGTACGGATTTAACACTTTTTCTACTTCACGACTTTCAGTGTCGATGATATGGAAATACTTAGGATCATGAGCATCAGACCAGAAAAATTCTAGTTGACTACCTAAATACCAAATGTTATCTTGATGAGAAGCCGCATGGAAGTGGCCAGTTAAAACCATTTCAAATCGAGAAAAAGTTTTGTGGTCCATGCCATGAGAATTTTTTATGCCTCTCATCATTTCAAATCCATTTAATTCTAAGTGGCCACCAAGCCAATCAGCTTCGCAATTAGTAATAAACTTCATTGACTCAGCATAGTTTTCGTTATTAATCCATGGCAACATAGCAATTTTTAAAGAACCGTATTCTAAAACTGTTGGTTCCATAATGATATGGATTTCATTCATGTAATGACCAAGACATTCTTTTAGAGAATTAAGATCATTAGTATTTTTAAAATACGTATCGTGGTTACCAGGGATAATATCCATCTTCATATTATATTTACGAAGTGGATCTAAGAAATGCTTACGATTATGATTTAATGCTTTAAAGTTTACAAACTTACGGTGATCATAAAAATCACCCAAGTGTATGATCTGTTCGATGTTATGTTCTTGGCAATAAGGGAAAAAGATATCTGAATAAAAACTAGCAGCGTTATTCAAAAATATTTCTGATGAGTTTCTGATACCACAATGTGTATCATTTAATACTGCTACTTTCAAAAGAACCTGCCTATAATTCCAGTTATAGTATGATAAGCTATAAATCCAAAACAACTATACACACATGCAAATAAAAGCATTTCTATCCCGTCGTGTGTTAAGTAGTAATATTTAATACTATTCCAAACCTTATTCATTGTAAGAACTCTGATAGATTCGAATCAGCAAGTCCAACTTTTCTTCTTTTCTTTTCTTCTACAACCAGTTCTTTTACATCTGCATCTACCAGTCGAACCTTTTCAATACGTGATCTTAACGTATCTACAAAAGCATCCATAACTTGAGCTGACATAGCATCGCCATGGTCATTTGATACAAAGTTTTCAATACCTGATTTACTAAGATATTTTAGCTTGATGTCTTGTTGTTTCTTTTCTTTTGCAATCCTTCGAAGGAAAGCATACCAAACTATCTGAGTAAAATACGCAAATGCATTTGGCTTACCTGTTCTTGTGGCAGCTTCAATATTGTAATTTTCTATTGCCTTAAGACAATTCTCAACTCCGTCCATTACCATTTCTTCGCGATATGTATAGCGAATAAAGTTAGATTTGTGAGACAAACCTTCAGCGATTCGTAAGAAGCACTGAGCAATATAATCTGGTACGATAGGTAAAGTTTGAGTTTGTGCTTTAGCTTCCTGTACAATCGTAACATAATCTACGACTGCTTGAGAAAATTCTGCATTATTTACGTAATGAATACTAGCTCGTTTTTGTCTAGCCATATTACTTCCTTTCATTTTATAAGTATTATTATATCACGTCTTAAGGAGTTTGTACATACTTTATTATTCTCATCAATCGTAATTATAGTTGTTTCTTTTGCTCACTATTTAGTGTACAAGATAGTGTTTTTATGTTATAATAAAGTATAACTGGGGAGAGGAGGATACTAGTGTAACGTGCCATCGCCTTTGTTCTTAGGTCTAAATTGTATTATCTTAGGATCGTCTGAATCAAACATGTTTTCTATGTT